CCCGGCCGCGAACGCGGGGGGACAGTTTCATATCACCTTGATTGCGCAGTAGTCGATACAGTCATAGCCTCGCCCTGAGGCCATATAAAGCGAATCGTTCTTGACGGCAAACAGTTCCCGTCCGACCGCTGCCCATTTCGCCAGCGTTTTCGCAGTGATCTTCCAACATCGCAGGTACGTTGCTACGTACACCGTTTTGCCTGCATTCAAGCCGGCCAGAATCATCGTTAGCTTATCCTGTGCGGTCACGTGTGATCTCCTTGTAAAACCCCGCCGGGGTGCCGTGCGGCAGTGCCCGGCAGGGTCGGTTAAAAGGTCTCAGTTTGCCTTCGCTAAACGACGCGCCCGAGCTATGACATATCGAGGGACGTATAGTTGGCCAGGCTCGTTAGGCTTGCGGTACTGCGGATCATCCAGCGATACGGTAACTGCGCTGTGCGCGTCCGTGATGTACGTATATCCACGTACGATTTCCAATGTCCAAGAATGTCCGATGAATACCAGTTTCTTTGCCATGATCTTGCCCTTTAACCGATGCTCACCTTTTAACCCGATGACCTACGATAGACCATCTATCGGAAAGACTACGGCAGCAGCTTGGATATGTCAAGAAGAATCGGCCGGAATAATTCAAGATTTATTTCGTGACAATTCCAAAGTATGACAGATAATAGACTTAGTGACGGGTGAATAAAGTAAGATAGTTTGCAGGAAATCTTGACAACCTGTGACCATTCTGATATATTCAAGCGAATTCGAAAGGATCAATATGAGATGCAAACGATGCCACCGACGCCGAGTCCAGGTCAAGAAGCACGGCGTATGCCGACGCTGCTATCAATGGCTCAGGGACCATGCGGAAATCACCTGTCGGCCGTACATAGCCAGACCGCCGAAAGCCGAGTAGCATCAATGCCGAACCACGATCCGATCAAGGATGCGGTCGATCTGGCTATCGACGACCTGCGCACCAATTCACCCCCCGGCCGTGATGTGCTGCTCAATCGCTGGGTATTCCGATTCTGTCAATTCCTGCGCCGGGCAACGAACCCCGACGCCGACGATACCGATGACCTCGAACCATACCTGCGCCTATGGTATGAAGCTTGTAAGGAACAGATCATGGACGATGAAAAACACGCAATCCCCTACGACGTGCTGCGAGCCCAATTCCACGACATATGGGACAACCAGCGCGTGAAGTACGCCGCTAACGACGTATGGCAGGGTATTCTCGACCAGGCGAAAGCCGACGCAACCGAACACGCGGAATTGTCCCGATATTCCGACCCGAGCGTGAGACTGCTCGGCTTGTGCCTGTATCATGCGTCCAGGCTTACACCAGCACGCAACTTCTTCATATCCCATGCCGACGCCGGACGCATTATGGGCAAGTCCCATACCATCGGCGGACTCATTCTCGCCCTGTTCTGCGCTGATGGCCTTATCCACAGACTCCAAAAAGGCCATACCCACAAGGCATCTGAGTACCGCTTTTTAGCCTGAAAACGCTGGTTGCAACAAGAGATACCAAGAGATACCAAGATACTACAAGATAGTCTTATCTTGGTGCCTCTTGTTGCAAGTTGACTATCTTAACATAAATCAAGCCTGAGCCCTGTTCTTATCCCACCCCAAACCCATCCCAAAGCACTCACAAACCGAGGCCATCATCAACCAAGCATAGCATGACTTGCACATCACCACAATGTCAAGCGACATAGTGGAGTATTAGCTCGGTTGCGCCCAATAATGGGCGCGCCCATTTCCGGGCGCGCGTTTAGGCCTGCTTTAGCCTGAGTTTAGAGCGTGTTTGACTATACTTAGGACCAACGGAACGGTCTGTCCTGCCAAAGATAGCCTAAACAGCATGGAAACAAGGCCCAAGGCACAGTCAAAGCGCACTTGGGCAGGCTCAAGAGGACCCGCCCTTGGGACTCCCGGCGGGGGAAGTCGAGCGTGGCCGCGTGAATGTATTCTCTCATTTCTGCCCGGCTGGTAACTTAGGCAACCTTCGGAGACATGAAAGGAATTCCGGGAGTTTTGGCTTCCCGGCTGGGAATTCAGGCTTCCCAAGGGGTTGAGAAAAACCTCTGGAAATCTTGTAAAGGCCACTTGACGGGGGTAGTGTGGGTGTTACAGTGGTAGTGGACTGAAGGAGAATTGGCATGGTACAATTAGGTCTTGAGACCGTCGTGGTTGTGGTGCTGATGTTCCTGGTGCTGATAGGTCTGGGGATCACCGGGAGCGTGATGATAGGCCGCAGGGACGGGAGGATTCGGGAGTTGGAGTCGATAGTCCGGCTTTACACGGGTCCGGGGTCCTCCGACAGGGTTGGATACAGCCACATTCTGCACATTGGGTTTTCCTCGGACCAGACCGGAGGTGGCAGATGAGCTGGTTGGAGAGGTCCTTTTGATGGCCCGATTGCCACGTAGGCGTCCGAAGACGGGTCCGCACAGTGCGGAGCGTCGTGCGAAGGTGGTGAGGACGTTGCAGCCGGGCCGGAATCCGGGGAACGAGGCTTCGAACGCGAGGCGTCATTTGGCCGGCTCGATAGAGGACCGGGTCCAGAGGATGACAATCTTGGAGTTTGCGGAGGCGGTAGGCTTCTCGTTTGAGGGCCGGCCGGGCCAGGAGCTGGTGTTGAGGCTCTTGCACGGGCTGGGCCTGCCGGAGGGCAAGGTCAAGACGTACGTCCGGCGGCCGTGCGACGGGTTCGTATTGGAGGCGGTGGAAGTCTCGTGGCCCGAATACTACCGCATGCTGACGGGCAATGGGGCGGTGTGGGAGAAAGGTTCGGAGCCGACGGAGGCGTACTTGTGTGTGGGGGCCCGGAGCGGCAAGAGCACGGTCACGGCGTTGGAGGCTTGTTATCAGGCGACCCGGGACAAGTGGCTGGGTTATTTGAGGAAGGGCGAGACGGCGTACGCGGGGATCATTGCGACGAACCTCGACCAGGCCCGGGACATCATCCAGCAGAACTGCTTTGATATTCTGGACGGGGGTGATTTGAAGAGACTGATTGCGGGCCGGCCGACGAAGCGGCAGATCGACTTGACGAACGGGTTGGGGATCCGGTCGTTTCCGTGCAATAGCCGGGCCCCGAGAGGTTTCCCGTACTTCTTCACCTGCTACGACGAGGCCGCATGGTACTTCGTGGAGGGCGCGAAGGCGGACGACGCGATCCATGCGGCGATGAATCCCCGCCGTCTGCAGTTCCCCGCTTCGAAGCACATGAGCATTACGACCCCGGCGGGCAAGCAGGGCCGGTTCTTCAATATGTTCTCGCAGGGCAGCCAGGTGCATAGGAGGCTGACGGTCAAGGCCCCGACCTGGCTGTTCCGGCCGGAGTTAGTGGAGCGGGACCCGGAGTTCCTGCCCGCCCAGTTCGAGGAGGACTCCTTCCAGGCCAACCGGGAGTACGGGGCGGAGTTTGACGAGGTCGTGCAGCCCTTCCTCCAGGAGGCCGAGACGCTGTCCTGCCTGAGTCTGCCGGCGGACGTGCCCCCGCAGGCGGGCATCGACTATTTCATGGGGATCGACGCCAGTGGGTTATCGGGCAACGACCGGTTCGGGGCGGGCATTTGCGGCAAGGACCTGGACCGCAACCGGTACGTGGTCTCCTGGGTCCGCAGTTGGCCGGACAAGGAGCCGGACCCCATCCTGGCGGACCTGGAGCGTGCAGCGGAGCGGTACAAGGTCCTGTACGTCTTCACCGACCGGTACGCGAAGGGCTGGGTCCACGCGGCGTTGAGGAAGAAGGGCCTGAAGCCCGTCCTGGCCCCGGAGGCCTCGCTGGTCTGGACGAACTTCCGCAATCTGGTCCAGGCCCGGGACGTGGACCTGCCCGACACCAAGGAGCTGCGCAGTGCCCTGATGAGCACGCAGGCGTCCTACACCGGCTCCAACCGCGTGACGGTCACCCGGCGCCGCGACCGGCACGGCCACGGGGACGAGGCGGAGGCCGTCGCCCGCGCCGTCTACGGGGCGTCCCAGGAGACCTACTACGGCAGCCGGCAGACGGAGGAAGACCGCGCGGAAGAGGACCGCCGCAAGAAGCAGGAGCAGGAGTACGACGTGTACACGTACGGCAGGCTGTAAAATCAAAAATCAAAGGTCGAAAATCAAAAATTCTGTAAATAGTCCTTGACAAACGTCAAGGTGCCTCTACACTCTGAGATCTAAAGGACTTTTCGCGAAAGGACCGCAATGGACGCCGTCAAGGTAGCGGCCGAAGTGATCCGATATCTGGAATCCGGGAACGCGCGCGACCAGGCGAAGGCACTTCTGTTCGGAGCGGTGACTACCCGTGCGACGGCGATTCTCAAGGGGGGACTTGATGTGGCAGCACCTCCCGGCGCGAGATTGCGGAACGCCGTCAGTCTCGACCAGATTGAAGTGGGGGCTTTGGTCCGCGATGAGTTCCGGGGTTTTCCACTGGTGTTTGAGACGGAGGCACTCATCGTCCTCTTGAAGGCCCTTCTTCCGTCTCCCTCGCCGATTCCAACGAAGAAGGTCAAGAAAAAGTGAGCGAAGCCTTCCGACTCCCGGCCCAGTTGCTCGCAGGGCGTACGAGGCCCCACATGCGGGACACCGGCTGCGTGTTCCCATTCGGCCGGGCCTTGAAGGACGTCCGCGTGCTGCTCCTGACGGCGGACCAGGCCAAGGCCGACGCACTCGGCCGCCTGTTGCACAAATGGGGTCTACCCTTGGTCCGGCGATTACTCGTGCAGCCGACGGTGCGTGGTCTGGTCGCCGTGAATCCGTTTGGCGAGCCGAAATTCAATCCCCAACTGGGTGGGAAAACGCCCCCGATTGTCCGTTGGGGCGGCGACCCGATCGGACTGGAGACCGACGAGCCGGAGAATGTCGTGCGGTTCGCCAAGTGGCTGTGCGAGAAGAACGGCCGCGAGCAGAAGGCCAAGGCCGACGAGAAGGCGAAGGACCCGTCATTGGTCGATCTGGCCAACGCCGGTGTCATTGAGACGGTCCAGGCAGAATGAGGCAATACAAAACCAGGAAGGGAAAGCGGTTTCAGGAAATGGCGCAGAAGCTGGCCAAAGACAGAGAGATCACCCTCGACATGGCGCAAACGGCTTTGGCCGGTTCCGTCCGTCCCCCGCGGTTCCCGGGCCGGTACCGTGTCAGCGAGGACCTGGCGCTTGGAGACCGGGGGATTATTTCCATATGAACCGGCGCTCCTTTCTGAAAACCTGTCTCGGGGTGGCGGCTGGGTCAATGGTCCTCTCTGATGTCTTGGTATCGGACGACACGCCAATGCCTCTGGGCCGTGAGGAGGCACGGCAATATATCGAAGGAATGGGTGGGGCCATGATGGACACACTCTGGTATGGAAGCACGGCACGCGCCCCGGAGCCAAAGGAGTTTCTTCAGTCCGGTGATATCAATGGCGAATCGTTGCAGTGGGACTTTCGGCGCCTCTGACAACTGAATAAGCGGGTTCGCCCAGCGGCTTGCAACCAAAGGGCGACGCAAGGCAAGAATGAAGGGACATCGGGACCCGAACCGATGTCCCTTCTTTTTTTGCGCCCGCTTCAAGGAAACCGAAGATGGCAAAGAAACATCCGGGATTCAAGAAGGTCGCGGCGGGAATCGCGCGGCGGCAAGGTGTCAGTATGAAACGCGCCCGTGGAATGCTGGCCGCCGGGACGAGGCGGGCTGGCAAGGCCGCACGCAGGCGAAATCCACGCTTAAACCGCGTAAAAGGCAAACGCAAACGCCGATGAACGAAGACATCGTCAACAATCTGCTGGTCCGCCAAAGTCGCATGGAAGAGGTCCGCGACGGGTTCGAGGACTGCATGCAGACGGCCTTCGATTACGTGAATCCCCGCCGCTACGACATGCAGGGCACGTCCGTCCGCGGTGCGAAGCGCAAGACGAAGATGTACGACGGAGTGGCCCAGGACGCCTTCTTAGACTGGGTCAGCGGCATGCTGGGCTGGGGGGTCTCGGAGAACAACCTATGGCAGCGGGCGGCGATTGCCGAGAAGGACCTCCGCGACAGCGACGCCGTCCAGCGGTTCTTAGACGACGCCACGGAGCAGATGTACTGGGAGTTCAACGCGGGCAACTTCTACGATGCCCTGCCGGAGCAGCTCCAGGACGGGGGCAGCGGCGGGACGGCCGTCATGCTGACCGAGGAATCGAGTGACCTGGGCCACTGCCTGCACCGCGTTCCCCATCCCGGCCGGTACTGGATCGCTGAGAACCAGGATTACGAGGTCGATGTCTACCACGAGATGGTGACCATGACGGCCCGGCAGGCGGTGCAGAAGTACAGCGAGCGGGGCGACAGCCTGCCCCAGGCCGTCAAGACGTGGGCCGACGATCCGAAGAGCGCCCTGTGGGAGTGCCGGTTCTTAGAGTGCATCTGCCCGGCGGACGATCCGAGCGTCTTCGGGCGCAAGGCCGTATCGGCCGACTACGCACTGGTGACGCTGCTCTATGATATGAGCGCCGGGGGCGGCGCGGCGGCGGACTCGCTGAAACTGACCTCGGCGGACCGGTTGGTGCGCATGCAGCCCCTGAGTTACTTCTCCTCGACTGTCTGGCGGTTCCGGCGCAATAGCGACGAGCTCTACGGCTACTCGCCCACGATGGACGTAATGACGATGATCGAGGCGGCCCAACAGCACGCCTTCAACCTCGCCAATATGGGCAACCGGGCCGCCAATCCGACGAAGTTCATTCCGAAGGAGGGCACCGCATGGTCCTTCCTGCCCGGTGCCACGAACACGTACGGCAACGAGAAGCGGATCGCCTACACGATGGAGATGGCCAAGGAGTATCCCATCGCCATCGACCGGGAGAACAAGATCCACGAATTGATCCGTAAGCGGTATGGATACCAGGTCTGGAACATGATGCCCCTGTTCCAGGCGAAGCGCGAACGCACTCAGGCCACCGAGATCATGGAGGCCCGCGCTGACCAGGCCCGCCTGCTCGTCGGCCAGATGAACAATTTCTGGCGGTCGGGGATCGGGCCGACGTACGACAACGTCTGGTACATCGCCTCGAGGGCAGGTCGAATGCCGGAGGCGCCGGCGGAACTCCAGGAGCGCCAGGGCCAGGACATCATCCGGCCCCTGTTCGTCGGACCGTTGTCCGAGCTTCAAATCTACGCCAATAAGCTCACCGGCGTCCAGCAGGGGCTACGGTTACTGTCGGAAGTGGCGGAGATCGTCGGCCGGCACATCAGTGCGGAGATGGCGGCCGAAATCTACGACAACGTGGACCTGCGCAAGCTGAGTGAGCACATCTGCGACTACAGCGGCTTCCCGCAGAAACTGATGCGCAGCGACGCCGAAGCGGATGCGCGAGCGGCTGAAAGGGCCCGCCGGGCCCTCCAGCAGGAGCAGGCGGCCACCGCCCAGAAGGTCGCCGCCGCGTCCGCACAATTAGGCAAGCCGGTAAGTCCTGAGAGCCTGATGGCCACGGCAGGAGCGATGTAAATGCCACTGACGAAGAAAGGGTCCAAGATACTCAGAGCGATGCGTAAGACCTACGGCACGAAAAAGGGAACGAGGGTCTTCTACGCCTCCCAGAACGCCGGCAAGATCAGAGGGACCCACCGGGGCAAGAAAAGGAAACGACGTTGAGCATCAACTACGGACAACGTGAGGCGATGATGGCCTACCGGGGGACCTTCTTCGGAAGTCCCGACGGCAAGAAGGTGCTCGGACACCTGCTGGAAAGCCTCGGCACGTTCCAGGACCCGGAAGACCTGCTGCGCCTCTCGGCTGACCGGCCGGAGGTCCTGCGTGGAATGGTCCAGGGCCTGTTGGTCCTGAAGGACCTCGGGGTCTGGATACCGGAGAATTTCCCCCGGCTCATCGATGCGATGGCCGGATTACCCATGCCCGAGTTGAAGGAGAAACCCGAAGATGGCGAAACGAAGTGACAGGATCAAGGCGACGGCCGTGAACTTGCAGGCCGGGGCCGCAGACCGGACGCCGCACGCGGTCAAGGAGTTGACCGTGACGTTGCGGCCCTACAAGGAGGTCCGCGAGAAGCGGGGCGGCGGCAAAGAGGGCCGGGTCCTGAAGATGGTCGGATACCTCGAATGCCACGCCCGCGTGTCTGGAATGGCCAAGCCCGTGGACCGCGAGATCGACGTGGAGGTCAACGAAGGCGCGGGACCCTACGGTGAGATCGACCAGTCGGTCCTCCCCGCCGTCCACGTCTTTTTAGACATTGTGAAGAACCAGTGGACCGCGAACGAGAAGGAAAAGAAGAAGGTCCTGGGTCCGGACGGCCTGCGACCGTTCGCCGACGCGGACGGGAACTCGACGATGAAGAGGGCCGACGTGGCAGCGCGGAACGCGGCGGGGGCCGCCCAGAGACGCGCGGAGAAGGAGAAGGCACAGGAAACCCCGCCCATTGAGCCGACACCGGCGCAGGAGGTGGCTCATGCCTCCTGAATGGATCAATGACGACCTGACCTTCAAGCCGGGATTCGAGCAGAACCTGCCGGAAGACGTCCGGGACTACGCCAAGGGTTTCAAGGGCGTGACCGACGCCCTGAAAGCGGGATTGGACGCGCGCCGGGATTTCCGTGACCGGATCAAGATTCCCGAAGACGAGCCGGGCAAGCGGGAAGTGCTCAAGAAGCACTTTGGAAGTCTCTTGGAGGCCGATGCGGCCAAGGCCAAAGAGGACGCAGACAAGGCAGCCGCCGAGAAGAAGAAGGCGGACGAAGAGACCCAGGCCAAGGCCAGAGAAGAGGCGGGCAAAACCGCCCAGGCCGCCGTCAAGCAACTTCTCGGCGGACCAGAGGGCAAGGACTTCGACAAGAACCTGGAGCTGGCCCGGCGTGCATTCCGCACGGACGAGTGTCCCGACTGGATCAAGCAGGGCGTGGCGAAATTGGCCGGCGTGGAACCCGGCAAGCTAAGCGACGACCAGATCAAGGCGGCGGTCAGCGCCGACCCGGCTGTGGCGCAGACGCTCCGCATCATCGCCGGTCTGACCCAGGACGGCCGGACCGTGACCGGGGACGGACACGGCACGCGCGTGGAGGAGCGCGAACCGGCTTATCCGTTCAATCCGGATTACTACAGGGCCAAACCGGATACCGATCCGGAGAAACGGTGGTTTATTGCGAGAGGTGCCCGCTATGAGGACGGAAAATACATAGGTGGTTTTGCGACCACAGGAAGATGATCCATGGCGCAGTTTTGGACAGAACGAGAGGACGAGATTCTTCGGAAACGGTATGGCCGCAAGTATGAAGGCAAGTTACCTGCATGCAAGATAGCACCCCTTCTGAACCGAACAGTGGACTCCGTGAAGATGCGTGTCGTCAAACTCAATCTCGGTCGCAAGAGATACGGACCAGTGTATCGTGGAGGTCTGAAACTGTGCCGAAAGTGCCAACAGTATAAGCTCCCATCAGATTTCGCCCCCAACAAACGGGCCTCTGACAGGTTGCACAGTTGGTGCAGGACCTGCCATCTTCAGTATTCCAAGGTTCACTCCCACAAGACGCGCGATCGACGGTATTCACTTACCGCTGGCGAATGGCAGGCTATGCACGACGCACAATCCGGGAAGTGTGCGATTTGCGCGGGACCAATTGCGATAAGGCGCACGAGAATCGGCGAAGTCGCGTGCGTGGATCACGATCACGATACCGGTTTAGTTCGAGGACTTCTGTGTACTAACTGCAACGGACTTCTCGGATTTGCCCATGACAATGTGGACGTGTTGAAATCCGCAATCGTTTACCTGTGGCGGTCGCGGTTGAAGATACGTGAAACAGGATAGTAGCTCTTTCAAAATCGAAAATCGAACATCAAAGATCAAACTTTGATCCACCTCGGCTTCCCTCGTTGTAGGACCTGAGTGCTTGTCGGCAAAGCGCCGACGTGCATGCCAACGATAAGGGCAAGCGGACCTGCCATGCGGCGGCCTCCCGCGAAACAAACCCAAACTGATGTTTCTAAGGAGACTGTCACATGGCATCGAACTCATTGAACCAGTGGTCGTGGTCTGAGATCCTGGCCCGGCACAACAAGGAGGGCACGCAACTGCTGGACGAGGTGAACGTCCTGATCCAGCAGAACGACATGCTCCAGGACGCGCCCGTCCGGGAGAGCAACCTCATCAACGGGGAGGAATTCACCGTCACGACCTCCCTGCCCCAGCCCGAGCTTCACGCTCGCGGGGAAGGCCGCGCTGCCACGAAGGGCCAGGTCCAGCACGGCAGCGAGGCCGTCGCCTGGTTCACCAACCAGATGCGGGTGAACCGCGAGGAACTGGACGCCGCGCCTGATCCCATCACTTTCCTGCGCGGGGAGGAGATGAAGTACCTGGAGGGCATGAACCAGTCGCTCCAGGAGATGATGATCTACGGCAGCACGGCGGACGAACCGAAGGAATTCGACGGCCTGGACATCCGGTACGACTCCATCGCCGCCGACAGTGTCATCGACAACGGCGGCACGACCGCGTCCCACATGACGGACATCTGGTTCATCCAGTGGGACCTCCAGGACTGCTGCATGATCTACCCGAAGGGTGAGAAGGGTGGCATCTACCGCACCCCGCACCCCGACACCTGCCTGGCCACACTTCTTGACGCCGACGATGCCGTTGCCGACGCCCAGAAGCACGTCGCCTGGTACACGATGGTGGACTGGGACTGGAAGGGCGGCATCTGCCTGCGCGATCCAAGGCGGGTGAAGAGGCTGGCGAACATCCACCAGGACGTCGGCAATGCCAAGGCGTTCAATATCGACAACTTCTTCGCGTGCGAGGAGGCGTTCGAGACGCCCGGCCAGATCTACGCCTACATGAACAAGCGTGTCCGGCTCCAGGTCCGGACGGACGTGAACGTCAAGTCGAACGTCACCTACCCGCCGAACCAGCCGTTTGCCCGGCCGCAGGCGTACATCGGGGAAATCCCGCTGCGGCGCTGCGACCGCATCTTGCTGACGGGCAGCCAGATCACGTAACCACCAACCTCTCTGACAAAGGAGACTACGATGATTCTCGATTCAAAATGGATCTTCAGCGACGCGCAGGCGATGCCGAACGCCACGGAGGTGATCTGCACGAACATCATCAGTTGGCAGACCGCCATCAACAAGGACTGGATCAACACCCCTATTCCCCTGTGGATCGTGTTCACCTGCAATACGGTTCCGGGCGGCGGGACGAGCGTCCAGATCGAATTCTACCAGCACTCGACGACCACGATCACCAGCGGCGACCTGTTGTGGGCCGGCCCGATCATCACCGTGGCCAATCTGTCGGCCTCACCCGACAACGACGGCCACTGGCTTGCGGTCGTTCCCCTGATCACCCTGATGACGGCGGCCCAGGCGATGACCACTCAGGACCAGTATTTCGGGCCGGTGATCAAGGGTGCCGGCGATGTATCGACCGGCAAGGTCGATGGCTGGCTGCACATGGGCGTCAATCCGCCCATTCCGGTGACGAGGCCGACGGCCTCCAACATTGTGATGCCGGCGTAACTCAAGAAGGCAACGTCAAAATCAGGACGTGGCGGGGGCCCTCGTGGCCCCCGCCGTTGCCTGACTACCAGACAAACTGAGAAAGGAATACGAACATGAGGCGCAAGATTTTCATGGCGGCGGTCCTGCTGCTTGTCACAGGGACTCTCTACGCCGCCTTCACGTTCCCGGCGGAGGACATCCGCTGGGGCACCACGTACGCAACGAAGAAGAACGGCGACCTGGCCACCTGGTGTGCTGAGGCCGAGGGCCTGATCAACGCGGGCGGGACATTCGCCGGCGGCACGGTCACCTCCGACGTCACAATGGCCAACGGCATTTATATCCAGAGCCACACAACGGCCGCTGACGCCTCCGCCATCCAAGTCTACGACGACAACGGAGCGGCCTTCTACAACGCACTCAGTTGGACGAACGGGAACACTCCCGCCGTCGTTCTGGGTGCCACCAACAACAGTCTGGGAATCTACTCGACGGCGTTCAACGTCTCCACGGCGGGCGCTGTCACCGGCGTGACGACCCTGGACGCCAGCGGCATCGTGACCGCACTGGGTGGAGTCACACTCCAGAACGCCGGGACCCTCACGAACAGTGCCGCCAGCGAGATCACCCTGACGAGCAGCGGCGAAAATCTGACCTTCGATATGGACGCCGGGACCAACATTGTCGGCTTGAAGAGTTCCACCGGCGTGAACAAACTGGAACTCGGAACGGTTGACGACATCAACGGGGTCGGAACGGTCACCTTCGACGACGCCGCCTCCACGGTCACTCTGCCGACGAACGCGGCCGCCCAGGACCTGACCATCGGGGTCACCGGGGCGACGGACAGCTCTTTGAAGTTCGTCTCTTCGGGAACCGGGGCGGACGCCATCAGTCTGATTACCTCGGCGGGCGGCATGGACCTGACCGTCGTCGGGGCGGCCGCCGGTGAGGACATCGACATCACGGCCGACAGTTCGATCAAAATCACCAGTACGGAAGCCGTAACCGACGCCGTCGTAATCAGTGCCTCCACGGCCTTGGGCGGTATCGACATCACCTCGAATGAGGACATCGACATTACGACGACCGGGGCGGCCGGGGAGGACATCTCGATCACCAACTCCGGCGGCTCGGTCAATATCACGGCCACGGAAAACCTCGCCGGAACCATCGTCATCGCCACAACGGGCGGCGGCGGGACCTCCGAGGACATTACCCTGACGAACGACCAGGGCACCGGGGAAGGTGCCATTACGATAACGGCGACTGCTGGCGGGATTGATTTGAACGCCGCCACGGGCAAGAACGTGGACATTCTCGGCGGCCAGTTCATCGTCCTGTCGAACGAGAACGTCGCGAACGCGATCTACCTTCGCACGAATACGGGAACTACCGAGACCATCAACCTGACCAACACCCTGGGCACGGCGGAGAACGCGATCAACGTGACCTCAACGGCGGGTGGCGTGGACATCGACGCTGCGCTCCTGAAGGACGTTGCCCTCGACGGCGGTCAGGTACTCGTCACAGGCAAGGATGCCGTCGCCAACCAGATCTACCTGAACGCGACCGGGACCGTTGCCGGCAACGCCATCAACCTGGCGACCACCAACGGCGGAATCGTCCTGACGGCGGGAAACGCCACGAATGGCGATATCACCGTCACGGCGGGCGACGCCTTCGCCATGAACGCGACCGGCACCGCCGTGATCACCAGCAGCGACTGGGGAATCAGTACGGCCGGGGTAGTCACGAAAATCGCCAGTCTGGGATTCGACAACTCCGACGCGGTCTATACGGCGACGACCGCCGTCAGCAGTGCCGAGATCCTGGCCCTCTTCACAACGGCCAAGACCATCGTCGCCGGAGGCGGCGCGAATACGACCATCGTCCCTCTCGCCTGCGAGATCCACTATATCTACAGTACCACGGCCTACACGATCAACGGGTCCACGAACCTCCAGTTGAAGTACGTGGACAAGAACGGTGTGGCGTGTTCCGGGACGATTGCCACTACGGGATTCATCGACCAGGCGGCGGATATGTACGTCAACCTGATCTGCCCGGCGGGCGCATTCGCCTCCACGGCCATGACGGCCGCCCAATGCGTGAACACCGCCGTCGCCCTCACGTGCGCGACCGCGAACCCGACTCTCGGTGTCGGAACTCTGCGGGTCAAGCTGATCTACTGTCTGAGGCCGACGACATCCTAACGCTTTCGAGCAGTCCGGGTCCAGCTCCTCCTTCTTTCGCCGGACCCGGCTGCCCTACTTGAGAAAGGCCGAGCATGCAGACATTCACGGCCGGGGCGGCGAACCGGATACGCTACACGGTCATCAATCGCACGACGCAGGCCCCGATCACCGCCGGGACAGTGAATGGCTATCTCCAGGCCATGACCGGGGACAACGCCGGCAAGTGGTTCCGGGGGTCCGACCAGACGTGGCAGTCGGCTGCCGCTATCGCATCGGTACTCACGCACGACGACGATGGCCACTGGTACGCCGACATTCTCGACGAGGCGTGGACCGCAGGGGTCCGGTATTCCAGTTACGCGAAGGAAAGTGGGGACCTGCACGTACCCGTATCCGAAGAGATTCTGGACCGGACGGGATACATCCTCGGCACTACCGGACTGGACGCCATTCCCGATACGAGTGTTGAGGACGTCCTGCTCGGCTTCACCGGCCAGGGCGCGGAGGCGGTCAATATCTGCAATCAGGCCCTGGCCCATCTGGGCGACCTGAGCAAGTTCAAGCGCATGACGGCGTTCACCCGGACGGCCGCCGGTGACAACACCGCGCACCATGCAGCACTCGACTTCTACGAGTCGGCGAAGAAACAGATGCACGGCATGATGGACTGGAGGAGGACGCGGAAGGTAGCTGCGCTGATGGTCCATGCGGACGCGCCGACACTTTCCGGCAAGTGGTCCTACAAGTACGTCCGGCCCGCCGACTGCTTCATCTTCCGCAAACTGGTCGACACGAGTGCCACCGAGTACGAGTGGGATGAAATCAACGAGGCCACGCTGACGAACGTCAACGCGGAGTACATCTACGCGAACCAGGCGGACGCGCTCGGCTGGTACACGATCTTAGTGCCGGAGAGCCAGTACATGGCCGGGATGGAGGAGCTGCACAGCCTGATCCTGGCCCAGAAATTAGTAATGACCGTGAGTGCCAAGGCTGACCTGCGACTGGCCCTGACAAGAGAACTCCAAGGCCGGGTGGAGGACCTCTGCATGGGCCTCGGCGCGACCGAAACCTATATCGAGAACGAACGGGGCACCAACGAGCTGACAGACCTCTACTGAAAGGAAACGATATGCGGCGATTAGCACCAACATTATGCGTGGCATTACTGGCCTCGATTGCGGTCCTGGCCTGCCTCTCAATTCTCTCGGCCGCGCCCGTCGGCATTGCCACGGGGGGTTACCAATTCCCGATCCAGCGGTTAGGCACCGGGCAGATGGAATGGGCTTACGCGCGCAGCGTCGGCACCACCGGCTACGTGACGGCCGACGACGCCACCCCGGCCGCCACCGCAAAGACATGGACCGACACGGGCAGTTATTTCCTGATCCCCCCCGAATGGAACTACGTGAGCGTGGCGTTCCTGGCCTGGGGCGACGGCAACGGGGCCGGCAATCCGGCGTCGGGGACCTGGGACTGCAACGTCTACGTCGTAGACCCCTACAGTTCCTGGGACCACGTAGCGAGCTTCTCGTGCGCTGTGGGCGACCTGGAGGCCAGCCACAATCCCGTCACGGGTGTGGCATTCAGGACGAGTGGGATTGACGACCCGAACTCGAAATGGGCCGAGGGCAACTTCACGCCGGGCACGGACTACGACTGGATCACGACCATCGACTACACCGGATGCACCAATGGGATCGGCAGGATCAACTTCGACGCGGGCGGGGCGCGCGTGCTCGTGGTCCTCATCGACAACATGGCGCTCGTCACACGGATTTACCCCTTAGTGAAGGGCCGCTGATGCCGAACGTAGTCGAGAAATTCGGAGTGAAGTTCTGGAACGGGAGTTACTACTGCTCCGTGGTCTTCCCGAATGGCACCCGCCAAGAACTCAAATCCGACGCCGATTTGACTTACACTCAATGGCAGGTCGAAATCCAGAAAGCGTGGGATGCGAGCCAAGTGCCCGAACCGAAGCCGGGCCAATGCACGTGCCCCGCCTGCAAGAAACCGTTCGACTGTCCGAATAGGACAAGACCCTGATGGCCACGACGACCTTCGCACAATCCGTTGACCGGGGCGGCGGGGTGTACGTCTGGTCCAATGCCGGCAACTGGAGCGCCGGCGTCCCGGACAACAACAATCTGGATGCTGTGATCCCGATTGCTCTTACCTGCACCTACGACACGGACAACTCCGCCTTCGCAGCCGGGGTCAAGTCGCTCACCGTCAATGGGACACTCCAGGCAGATACCGTAGTGGCACCTGTCTATCTGAAGATGGCCGGTAACATCGTCGTCGGCGCGGCGGGCAACATCAAGGCGGGAACCTCCGTCGCCG